TATTGGTGCAGCATCTAATGCACAATATATTTTAACCACATTTAATCCATTGGATACTCCAGCAATCAAAGAAGTTTATGACAATCAATACATCAAAACAAATGCTGATGCAATCATTGATTTCTCCGAATCTAATCCTTTTGGTAACATATAATGGCGATTACACAATACAATCGAGTAATTCGTAAACTTGTTGTGGGTTTTGGTAACCTATTCAATGATATTACTCTTGTGCGTTATAATCCTGACCTTTCTGAAGCGGAAAGATTTAAGGTACCTATTGCCTACGCATCTAAAGAAGATTATGTAATGCGTTTAGAAGGTGATTATAACTTAGATAAAAAAATTCAAATCACTTTACCAAGATTATCATTTGAAATGACTGGTATGACTTATGATAATACCAGAAAGTTAAATACAAATTCTAGAAAGTTTACACAGACAACTTCTGGTCAAACTATATCTCAATATAATCCTGTTCCATATAATTTTGATTTTAATCTTTATATGTATATTCGTAACATTGAAGATGGTACACAAATCATTGAACACATTCTTCCTTACTTTGCACCAGATTATACAATTAAATTAAATTTAATTCCAGAAATGGGAATTGTTAAAGAAATTCCTATTATATTAAATTCAACTGACATGCCGGTTGATAATTATGGAACCAGGGATAGAGAAACTAGAGTTTTAATCTGGACGTTAAACTTTACGGTTAAAGGTTATGTGTTTGGTAATGTTAATGATGTAAGTAATAGTATTATTAGACATTCAATTACAAACATTTTTAATAAAATTAATCCAGACGATACAGTTTTATTTACATTAGACACAGCATCAGGAATTGGAACATATCAAGTTGGCGAAATTGTATATCAAGGATTTTCACATGGAACAGCGGTTGCTTCAGCAACAGTAACATTGTTTGAAAATAATGTTTTACATTTAACTAATATACAAGGTAATTTTATTTCTAATTTACCAATTCAATCAACCAATTCAAATACAAATTATCTATTTACTGATTATAGACCAATTCAGAAAAAATTGGTTGAAATTAACGTTGATGTGGATCCTTCAAATGCTAATGTAACTGATCCTTGGATAGCTACAACCACAATAACTGAAACAAATACATAACAATAATTAAAATAAAATGAAAATAACCGGCGGATTAACAATAAACGGTCCTTTAAGAATTACAGAATATCAAGCACCCACACCAGTAATAGGTAGTGATAATCCGGCCAATGCGGCTGAACCAAATGCAACAGCATGGGTTTTAATGGATGGTCCTTTTTATAATACACCAGGAAATCCAGGTTCTGGATTTAAAGGTGGTCAAAGTTGGAGAAAAATGGCTCCAGCAACTACAACTAATGGCAAAACAGATTACATTTATGGTGATGAGCGTGTATATTGGGATGGAGCAAATTGGTTATATGTTAATATATTTACAGGAACAATTAGTGCTGGTGTTGGTGGCGATTGGCCTTGGTTATCAACTTGGTCAGATAATTATACTGGCGCCAAAATTACAGCTAGTTATGCCAAATCAACTAACTATCCTGCAGTACCATAAGGAAAAATAAAAAGGAAATAAAATGTCACCACCATTAGCAAAAGGCCTAAAAATAACAGGCAAAACATTAACAACACCAACAGCACAACAAAACTGGTAAAACAGGATTAATAGTTACTGGTGGATTAAGAATATGACAACAATACAAGAATTTAGCTAAGGAAAATAAAATGAGATTAACAGGATCAAATAGTTCTGCATCACCAAAATTAAGTTCAACAGGAACTTATAAATTTAAAATTGCAGCCAATGGTATTGTTACCAAAAAATCAACATATGGAAACATCACCAGCGGATTAAATACTGAAAGTATGACCGAACTTTTTAATGATTATATGGATGACGAATCTTATCACATAGACATGGATGGCGATTCAGTTAGTTTTTTAGGAAATACTTATAGTCAATTATATGTTAGTGGTAACGGAGGTTTCTCTTTTGGTTCAGAAAATGATTTAAGGAATGGAGGAGATAATGATCCAGTGACAGATAATGGAGATCCATGTATCTATATGGTAAATAATGATGCCAGTTTAGAACAAGTTTGGGCAACTTCGCTTGGTGGTGGCACAATTTTTGCATATAAAATTATGGGCAATACAAATTATGATAATTCTGGTGTAAACTATGAATATGACATTTATTTTTATTCAAATGGAACAGTTGATGTATTTGTCGTTCAAGAACCAACAGATTGGGATGACTATAATGACGGTCTAGGTAATGTTCAATGGGGTGTTACTAATGGAACTAATTGGGTAGACGGATATACCAATCACTTCTCATCTTTTGGTGCAGGTGTTTCGGGATTAAGAATTACTGGTAATGGTATAAGATTTACCGGTACACCAATTCCAGCAGGCCTTTTTGTTCCAACAGTTGCACCACAAGCACTTTTTGTTGGTGAAGCTGATTTTGAAATGGGCGCATGGTCTTCTGGCGATCCTACACAAGTTCCTGATATATCAGGTTATAACCACGGTATGAGTTTGAATAACAATAATGCAGGCAATGCTAACTGGTATAATTTCTACAACAATTCAGCCCAAGCAAATGACACAAATTGGCCAGTTCTTGATGTTCGATTGACAATTATGGGTTGGTTTGCTTTTTCAGATTTTAATAAGACTGACATTAGTTTGGTTTCTAGAACCAATGGTAATGATGGATGGGCATTACGGGTTGATACTAATGGTACACAAATCAACTTAGTAAAATATAATGTTATGATACAAAGAATAACTCTTGGTGCTCCGTTGACAACAAATCAATGGCATTATATTTCTGTTTCTCAGAATGGTAGTAGTGTAATATTTAATGTTGATGGTCAATTATATACAACAAGTGGAGCTGCTGTGCCGTTTAGTGATGATGGTGGTGCACCAGTAAGATTACAATATGATCCTCATAATGGTGGCAACCAGAACACACAAATGTGGATGAGAGATGTTAAGATTCTTCCATTCGAATATGATGCAGCATGGTTGTATAGTTATTACAATTCATTGAAAACTGGTTACGGATATTAAACAATTTTAAAATACTATGAATGACTTTGATAAAAAAATTGCTGATGTGTTTGATGTGACTCCTACACCAGTTAAGGAAGAAAAAAAACTTTCTACTGGTGTGATAGTTAATTATAATGAACCTGATATGAAACAGGACTTGACTGATGCTTACCAACAATCTAAAGAAAATTTACAAGGCATTATTGACCAAGGTAAAGAAGCTATGGATGAAATTCTGCAAATTGCTAAAGTTGGCCAACATCCAAGAGCTTTTGAAGTTTATGGTACCATATTAAAAAATATGGTTGATGCCAATAAAGAACTTTTGGCCATTCAAAAACAAATGCGTGAGATGGAAGGCATTAAAAAAGAAACCAATAATACCACCATTGATAAAGCCATTTTCGTTGGTTCTACCTCAGAACTAAGTAAATTACTTAAAGGTAAAACCGAATGAAGTTGTATGTAAATATTTGTTTTCATTATGTAGAAAAAAGACTAAAATATTTAAATGAGGTAATTGCTTCAATTAATGAAATTTCTACAGAACAAACCATCATTATTGTTAATAGTAATGAACTATTTGAATGTGAAAGTATGGTTAATGTTGCACACGGACTAAAACATCCATGGCATCTTACATGGGAACACAAAAAGTATATGCAGGAGTTTTTAAAGACTGACTATACACATTATATGTACCTTGAAGATGACATAAAATTTACCAAACAAACAATGAATTATTGGTTAAAAACTAAAGAATTGTTTGATAAAAATGGTTTTAATTTTATTCCTGCCATACACCGTATTGAATATAAAAATGGCATAGCCATGTCTTTAGATTCCACCAAAAAACCTGTTATTCGTAATTCAATCACTATAGAAGAACAAAAGTTTGTTTTTTTACCTGAACCATACCAAGGTATGTTTATTATGACTAGACAAGATGTCATGGAACATTTGAATTCTCAGTATGCAAAGATTGGTGTGTACAAAGGTTTTTCTATTAGAGAATCAGCCAACCTCGGTAATATGTACCTTAATGTACCAAAAGGTTATTTACATCGTGCAATAGTACCAGTAGAAGGCTTTGAAAGGTGTTGGGTTCATCATTTATCAAACAACTATGCGGACGAACTAAATTCTCGTCATGCAAAAATACCAGCCAAAGAGTTATTAGATGGCAACTAAAAATAAAGAATCGTACCGTGATAACCCTCTACTGAAAAAGGTAGGTGTTCAGGTTAATTTTACAGAAGAGCAGGTTGAAGAATACATTAAGTGTTCTAAGGACCCCATCTATTTTGCCAAGTACATTAAGATTATTACACTAGATGAAGGTGTGGTGCCATTTAAAATGTACGACTTCCAAGAAGAAATGATTAGGACGTTCTACAACAATCGTTTTACGA